TTCAACTCATCACTGAGTCGAAGTGGCTATCCAACCTATGAAAAAACTAACCCTATTATGCTGATACAGCCTGATAAATCATTGCCGAATACTTTTGAGCATCTTTGGTAAAGTCCGCTTTGAAACGGTGAGCAAAACCAAACTCAGTAGCACGACCTTCAGTATTCTGAGATTTATTTTTCAGGAACATTTCAAATGAACCACCGGCACGGAATACTTCGGAACTGATAAACACAAATCCGGCGGGAACAACATTGCCTGTAATAACAGCTCCTTGTGCAGCTTTTGCAGCTCCTGTAATATCATAAGCAATCATACTATTATTAGTAGCCTTATGTATCTTGAATCCATAGTAATTAACCACATTTGGATTAATAATACCGGTATTTTGTTGGAAGCTAATTTGAGCTTTCAAAATATCGTTGTTAGCTAAATCCCACCACATATCCGAAGGTAATACCAAATTACGTCCTAATTCAGGAAAACCTGCATTATCCAAAGCACGTGCAAAGGTCATAATGTCATTAAGAGTAATTGTTTTTAATCCGTTACGTGCAGCACCGGTTGTTGGCATGATGATTCTCTTAGCACCAGCAGTTGCAGGAGCAAAAGCATACGCAGCATCGGCAACCTCTTTAATCAAAATAGCATCACTTGACTTTTTAGTATAGTATTGAACCTTATCGTAAGGCAATGCGTGCATATTGATATTACGCATCTTATAGTTTTGAGAGTCGTAATAATCCAATGATACATCGTAGGTAGTTTCAGCAGGTTCTACGCTATCAATATCCGTAGTTCGGTTTTTATATACTGTTGGAGCAGCACCGGCTTCGGGGAATCGTAATGTTTGACCATCAACCACGAATGAACTTAAATCCTGAGCCTCATTAAGCCAAGTATCTATTTTTACATACTCTTCTTGCAAACTACGCATAAATACGATTTGCTGAGTAGATAACACAATCGGTCCGGTTGCAAATACCGACCCAACGATTTGCGGAACATAAGCCGCTCCAAATGCAGTAGCCACACAAATGAGTAGCACTCCCAATACACCTAAAAATCTTTTCATCTTTGTTTTTTGTTTTTTATTAAAACTAATACCTATTCTTTTTTTACGAGTACACAACGCAACTTATTTAATGTTTGCGAAGTATTTGCGAAGCCTTTTTACGGCTTTACTCTTCCACAGTGGTAGAAATGCCCAACTTCTCACTTTCTTTCAAAAAATTGCCCTCTAATTTTTTGTAGCGATTTGGGTCATCTTTTTTCATAACTGATAATGCTTCATGATCTTTCTTATAAAAATCCAAATAAGTCCACTTAGCACGTTCGTCAGTTTCTTTTTCTTTTCCATCTCCCATACCCAGCACAAAAGTGTTCAGACCATCAGTACCTTTTTTAAGCTCAAGCACTTTCTTTGTGCCGTCATAGTCATTAACCGCACCGGTTCTGTAGATACTCTTTTCGGGTTCAGAGATAGCACCACGATTGAAATGCAAAGAAACTAACGCATCAGCTTTCGCTTCAGCGGTTTCTGTACTAGGCGTTGGAACTACAGCTTTCACACGTCCATCAAGCATTTTGCTTACTGTGTCGTAATTGGTTAATGCCAATTCTTTCAGACCTTCAATTTCGCCATCCTGTAACACGCCGCGTTCTTTGTGACGTAGCACCAAATTTTCAGCGTTCAATTTTTTTGAGGCTGTCAGTTCATCCTGAAGTTGCTCAACTGTTTTTTCTACTTTATCCATAATTGGAGTTTTAGAGATTAAATTTAATTTATACGTTTTCCCATCCGGGGTACATAATTTTACAGCATTCTTATTTCCGGGTAATGTGACCAACGACACTTCAAGTAATTCAGACTTGGTAATGGTTGAACTTGTTTGTCCGGGAAGCAACTGTTTTACATCGTCGCTTTCTTCTTTTGGAAGAATCTGAAGACTTACAGCACTCATAAAGCCATCGGCATACTTCCAATAAAGCTTCACAGCATCTTCGTCGTTACGGTCAAATTCAACAGAACCTTTCAACTGACCGGCTTCAATTCGTAAATTAAACCATTTACCAACCGGTGCCATATAGGTGGAGTGTTGCAAACAACAAATCGGATTTTTCAAAAATCCTTCCATATCTATACCTTCAATAAGCAAACGCCAACCGTAACGATTGACTGTGTTATCACAGATGATGAAATCTTGTGTCAATTTTCCTTCAGGTAATTTTCGTTTTGTTTCTGCCATATCGGTCTGTAAATTTTGAGCAAAGTAAAAGCAAAAAAAAACACAAAAAAAACGCTTGATTCGTAGTTGTTCGATTTTTCAACAACTACTGTCGGAATTTCGACAACTATAAATCACGAGTTTTAATAGCACAAAAAAAAGTAAAACCTTTGTAATGCAAATAGAAAACTAAACGATTAAAAAGCATGTAAATGGCACAATTCACCAAAGCCGAACGCGAACTTAAAATTGAACAAGCCCGGCGAATGTATTGCAAAGGTTTCGACGCTCAAACCATTGCCGACATTATGGGCGATGTAACCAAACGGACACTGGACGGTTGGATACGCGAATATGATTTCGACCGTAGCAAAAAGAGTCAGATCATTGCACTCTCTGAAATTCGGAACTCCATACTCGAAAGTTATGCCGATTTGCTCGATGGGAAAAAACCTAAGATTACTCCTGATCAGGCTGCGAAGTATGCTAATGCTTTTGAGAAGTTCAGCAGCAAGAAACAAGTGCTTTCGTATATGCACGAAGCTTTTGAGATGCTTAGCGAAGAGTTTATGAATGACATTCAAAAGGCTGAAACGCCAAAACAAAAAGACAACCTGTTGAACGATTTACGCGGGGTACGTTCAAAAATGGAAAATGTATTAACCCGCCTAACCAATGAAGTATTAGGCAATGAGTAAACTTAAGATTGAATTCCTTAAATGGGTTGCAGAACTGAATGAGTATCGTATCGGGTATAAAATCAAACGCCTGAAGCGTAAAGCTGATAAGTACCGAGAAGTGTACGGCTCACAGATGTTTGTACTCAAAATTGAAGGGCGTATCCGTATGATTAGCAAGCGATGGTTCAAAGAACAACGCCAACTGGGTAAGTTCCCTAAAACAATGACATCGGATGATTTGAAAAAGATTGCATTCTATTACACACGTGGATAAATGACTAAGAAGGAATACAAAGAACTACTCGACCGCTTCCGTGAAAAAACAGCTTTTATCAATAAAGCTACCATCGACAACATCATCGAAGAAACACCGGAACAACAGGAAGTGCGTATAAAAATGCTGCTGAAGCCGGAGAACTATGGTCAGTTCTTTAATTACTACTTTGGCAAAGGTACAACCATTCCAATGGCTGACTGTGATTGCGCTTGGTATCACACCTCTATTTATAAAGACTTATACAACAACAATTTTATAACGCTATTTAATCTCATTTTTCGTGGTGGAGCAAAGTCCACACATGCTAATATGGGTTACGCTTTCGGTCTCAAACAAACTCAAAAAGCCATGTTTCAATTGGTTGTTGGAGCAAATGAAGTTCTAGCAGCCATGTTGCTTCAGGACTTGCAAATACAATTCGAATCAAACAACCGGATAATTAAAGATTTCGGTATGCAAAGAAGTTATGGTAATTGGGCAGATGGACAATTTGAAACAACTGACCGTTGCACATTCATGGCTTTAGGTATTGATCAGAAATTTAGGGGACTCCGATTGAATGGAGTAAGACTAGAGTATGTTTCATTGGATGACCTCGAAGATAAAAAAAGAGCATTAAATGATACATTAATTGGAGAGTATACCGATAAAATAACAGGAGACATACAAGGAGCTTTTTCAATTAATTCTGAAAGGATGATTATGAATAATAATTATTTTGTAAAAAAAGGGTTAGTCGAATCAGTAGCTAGAAAGGTTTTAATCTTGATAAAATAGACACTACAAAAAATCTTATTTTAAAAGAAAAATACGCTCATTTATATTTGGTAAATCTAACTACACAATATCATACCAAAATAAATGATCAAAATACATCAACATGGGAACCATCGTGGAAAGAAAGGTTTACACATGAAGCTTGTCTCCGTAAAAAAGAACAGTATAAAGATGATCCGGAAACTTTATCCGGTGAATTTTATAATACACCAATCATGGCAGGTAAACGCATTAAGAAACAAATGATAAGATTTGTAAAGCCAAAATCATTCGACTCTTATCTTGTAATTATTGGTAACTGGGATTTAGCATACTCAACAACAGCGTGTTTTAAAGCAATGGCGGTACTAGGAGTTTCAGGTATACGAATGACTGTTATTGATATTTTTTGTAGACAAACAGCTGACATTGAAACGGCATTAGATTATCATTATACACAAGCCAATATAATGACAAAACTAAATGGTTCATCATTATACTACTACGATGCAAGTGTTGCTCAGGAAGCTGTATATTCAACTACGATCTTAAGATCAGCCATGAAACACAAATCTATCTGTATACCGTTGCCACAAAAGTCACATACAGATAAACCCACAAAAATTGATACTGTACTTGTTGGTTCATTAATAAGTGGAATTTTAGATTTTAGCGAAGATTTGAAAGAAAATCCGGATTGGGATGAAGCTGAAAGACAAATGCTTCGATTTGAAAAAGGGGGTAAATATCCTGTTGACTTTCCAGATGCACTTTCAGATGCAATTCTAAAAGCTCAAGAATATTTAATAGACGATGAGTCCGAAGATGATGAAATCAATAACAAACCGATAATCGGTAAGCGCGAACGCGGAGGGTACTAACTATAAACTATCTACTAACATGGTATTTCTAACTAAAGCAGAACTTAAAACAGTCGCTGATATTAATCTGATTGGCATTCTTACCGATTTGGATGATACGATTATAACCGACATTATCGATGAAAGCATTGATAAAATGAAAGGCTATTTAAGCCGCTACTACGACATTGATACAATTTTCAATGCCGAAGGTACTGCACGTAAAAAGTCTATCGTAAAACGCCTGAAGGATATTGTAATCTACGAGATATATGAACGCCACACACGCGACACCAATGCCGTTGCAGCTCGACGCTATGCCGAAACAATAGACTGGCTCGAAAAATCGTACACAGGCGAATTGGGAGATAGAACGCTCCCTGAAAAGCCAACAGAAATAACCGACACCGAAGGAACCACCGGAGAAAATAGATACGGTGGAAATACACGATACAATTCAGCTTATTAATTCATAGATATGAAAAAGCAAAAAGACTTCAACAAATTAGCACTGGCAGCAAAGCCAACGGTAAATGTACAATCAACAGGGCGCAATGCTAAGAAACCACCCATAACCGACACGCGGGGTTCTGATACGATGGAAATAGACTATTTTCGGTTGTATGAATCCATGTACCGGAAAGAAGTAACAGACTGGCAGAACGCTCGAATGTCACGCTACGACCCTTTTAATCCGGTAACATACCTGATACAACAGCTATACAAAGATGCTATGTTGGATAACCACCTTCAGGGAGCAATCCAACAACGTATTTTGCGTGTTGTCAATAAAATTGCCGTATTCAAAGATGCTGAAGGTAAACAGGATGATGATCGTTCAAAACAAATCAATAAAAAGTGGTTTCGTCATGCCATGCGTAAAGCAATGGAGTCAAAGTTCTATGAATATAGTATGTTCCTGATTTCCGATTTCACTTCGGGAAGCATTCGCAAACTCATTGATATACCTCGCGAAAACATTATTCCTGAAAAAGGACTGCTATTGAAAGAAGCCCATAACCCTGCCGGTGTTGCTATCCGGTACGAAGACTTTTCAAACTTTCTTATCTATGTTCAACTATCACCCGACAAAGGCGGTATCCTTGAACGTATAGCTCCAATGACAATCTACAAACGCCATTCGTGGGCTTCGTGGGATGAGTTTGAGCAAATATTCGGTGTGCCTATCCGTATTGCAAAAACAATGATTAATACCAAAAAGCACAAAGATGAGCTTCAGGAGTGGTTGCAAATGATGGGAACTTCCAGTTATGGAATCTTTGACAAACAAACTGAAATTGAAATCAAAGAGAATCAGAAAACCGATTCTTTCAATGTGTTTGATAAGAAAATTGAACGCATCAACAAAGAAATGTCTAAAGGTATTGTAGGGCAAACTATGACTATGGACGATGGTTCTAGCAAGTCACAGGCAGATGTTCACCTTCAAATGTTTCAGGATATAACTGATGCTGATATAGCGGATGTTCAGGACTGGATTAACGATGATTTCGTTCCTATTTTGCGTAACCTTGGTTTTGATATACCGGAAGGCTACACCGTGGAGCTTCAGGCTAAAAAGAACGTGAAAGCGAGTGAAAAGATTAAGGAAGACAGCGAGTTACTTAAATACGGATATAACCTTACAACTGAATACATCGAAAGTACTTACGGTGTAATGCTTGACAAAGAGAACCCCAAAACTCAACCGGCGAAAGCAAGTAACCAGTCTCTCAGTTTTTTCGATTAGCCCCGGACTCTAAAACGGCCTTTTCCAAAGTTTCTTCCTACTTTGGAAAAGGTTTAAACCTAAGAGTAACCGGGGAACTCGACACCGACCTTCTTTATTTCGACAATGATTTAGAAACACGCCAGTTGGCTATTTCTGAATATCCAAGTTTGCAACTAGCCAACCGTCAAACGGATTTAAACAGTGCTGTAGAGCAAATATGGCAGGGTAAAGGCAGTGAACTCATGCGCCCTATTTTCGATACGTACAACAACGATTTACATCGTGCCGTTGCATCCGATAATGAAGAGACAGCGAAGCTGTTTAAAAACAATGTGAGCCGTTTAGCAGCAGCCAAAGCAAACTATACAATTAAAGAACTAGAACGCTGTAAAGCTGATATAAACGGCGTTATAAGAAGCAAAGAAGAGTATCTCAGAACTGCCAAAATAGTAATAGGTCGTGCCAACCGTGCACAGGCTGCAGAATACAATACCACTTCGCATCGTTGTCGTGTAGCCAAACAATGGGCTCAATTTACAAAGGAAAAACGGCTTTTCCCAAACATTGAATGGTTGAGAACCCGTTCCGCTTCACCGCGTGAACTTCACCTGACATACGTTGGTCGTATTTGGTCAATGGATGACCCTTTTCTGAGAAATAATACCCCGGGATGTATTTACAATTGTAAGTGCGATATTAAGAATACTGATAAGCCGGTTACAGATAATTCAGAACTTATTGAGGTTCCGGTTTCTCCTGGGCTCGAAGGTAATCCGTATTATACCGAAAAGATTTTTACGGACAAACATCCGTACTTCAGTCGTGTTGAAAAACATATACCTGATGTTGGAGTGCTGTATAATCCGGATGAGGTTGCTTATCTTAATCGAATAACTGATAAAGGAATCAACTATCAGGTACATTATTTAGTTCGTAATGCAGCAGAAACAAAGGAAAATGAAGTTATTGCCCGTGCGTTAGCAAACGATGGATTTAAAGACGTAAAACTACTACCGACCATCAACGCAAAAGAACAAGTTTTGCGACAACGTTACTATGGTATTGAATATACGAACAAAACGAAATGTCCTGATTGTTCAGCTAATGGAGAGATGTTAGAGTTTAAAAATACGACTTTTAAAAACTTATCTCATAACATCCTTGAGGCTTCAAAGAAAACAAACACAGCAGTTATTAAGCTTTCAGGAAAAACGGATGAAGCATGGTTGGAACGTTTTTGCAGGAAGCAATTCACATTAGTCGATAGAGAGAATCTTGAAAAGATTATAATTGTAGATAGTGATAATGTATTTATCTACAAAAAATAACTAAGGCGAAGATTTTTGATTGCTCAAAAAAGTTCGCCTTAGTGGGTCGAAGTACGCAACTCCGACACCACAAAAGTACAACATATTTTGAATAATTGTACTCTTTGATAAATAATTTATTGTTTTCACTGATAACTGTTTACTAATAACTCACAACTGAAATGGACGGAGACCAATTTGCAAGCCATTTACTAAACATGTCCGAAGAGGCCAGACGGTTTATTGATGACGATGCACCCATTATAATGGGTAAAAATGCCAGGGATGTTTTTACGGAAAACTTTCAACACGAAGGCTTCACTGACACAGTCAATGAATCGTGGGAAGAGGTTAAACGTCGGTTGAATCCAAAGGTAACCGGGGCAAAAGCAACCCGAAAGATTCTAACTGGTGACACAGGTGATTTAGGTATGAGTATAGAGTATCAAAACGCCGCCAATGGCGAAGTTACAATCGTATCCGATAAGAAGTACTCCAAAGCACAAAACGAGGGCACAACGAACGCCGGACGCAATCATAACGTCACTATTCCGGCGCGTAAGTTCATTGGTGATTCTGCTGAAGTGGACAAACGCAATATTGAAGCTTTTGAAAGAAAGCTGAATGAACTGGATAACACGAAATAAAAAAGCCTCAGACAATTAAGTCTGAGGCTTTTTTATTTGGTTTCGCAATTTATATCAATAATCTTTTAATTTTATACTCCAATCTTCACCACTATTATTAATCAGATAAGTCATATTGTCCCGTTTGATATACTTAACGCCTTTAGCTTGCAATGCTTCCATATTTTCACCCGGATTGATAAACTTATACCAAAATGGGAAAAGGTCTAAAAAACGCCCAGAAACATACTCAAAACGATATTCAGGAACTCCTTTTATTTCCAAGTCTTTATTTTCGCCTGTCATATAAATATGGAAGTAAATATACAACCGGTCTGAGTCATCTACAGCATTCACATACTCATATTTAAAAGCATACTCGCTGTTTTCTTCCGATTTAAATACATAGTGACGCTTTGCATTCGATACGAGACTATCACTTAGCGCACGCATATCATCTTTACTAGTTGATATAAACTTGATTTGTGCACTAGCAAATACCGAAGCTAAAAGGAAAATTGATAACATTAGTTTTTTCATGGCTGTGTTTTTTTTGGCAAATATAGTTATTTGGTTTTAAATGGTTCTACTGTTATTTCCGTTTTTTTACTCACATATACTCGTCCACTTCCTTCACAGGTTGTACAAGTGATAGCGGTTGGATATTGTCGTAGCCTATCATGCTCAGGATAAGTATATGCTATTCCAGTACCTTCACAGTCCTTACATAATTCAATTTTTGGGTGTTGGTATCGTTTGTATGTCATATTAGAAGTTTTTATTTAAGTATTCATTCAATTCGTCTGCTGTTTTGTTGGCAATTAAGCACTTGTACTTTGGCTTTCCGCTTTCCAATCGCTTCCGTTCGGTCAATCCTCCACGTTCACTATCTATATTGAACCACACGCGGTAAATGGTTTGTGTTGTACGGTCATCAAACAAATAGCCTAGTGAGTTTGGAACGTCATTGCTACCGTAGTATTTCCAATAGATAGGTATTTTAAGGAGTGGGAAAAATGCTTCGGAAGTCATAATTAATACCGTAAATCAGTCCAGTGAATCAGTTTGCCTGTAAAATTTTCATTAAACCATTTGAAAAAGTCAGTAACAGAATCGAAACCGTCATTTTTTGCAAGTTGTTTAAGTTTTGGATAATGTGTTACTTCAAATGTTTTAGACCAATGCCCAACTAACCTATCATCAATGTAAACGCTGGCTTTGTGTGGATAATGAATGATTGTTACTTTCTGTGTACCTGTACAATCGTTATTGTAGAAGTTATCAAAGTGCTTGGTTCTGACACCGTGACAGTGGTTTATTCTACGTCCTTGTTTCCACCGCTCGTGTATATCTTCACGCATAGTGTGTTTTTTGTAACCGTTTATTATTTTTCGGTCGAATTCCGTTGGTTTATTCCAAGGGAATAGCTTTTTGTAGCCTAGTATCATATCTGTTTTGTTTTATGTGAAATAAAATGTTTTACCACTTCCAGTGCCAAACCGCTGTTGTTTTATAGTTACTAAGAATGGAAAATCTTGTTTTTTGACTTTATCCAAAGCCTCTTTAATTGGGGCTGCATTGGTGAAAAATTTGCGTTCTATATTTTCATATCGCACCTTTACAACACATCTACCTTCACCAAATCTTGTCTTTACATTAGCTTCGTAATCAAGTATTTCTATTTCGCAGTTGGTAACTTCTTCTATTGATATAATAGGCACTGCGAATATGTTTTTATCTTCATTTGTTTTTATTCCGAAATCAGAGAATTTTTTCATTGAGTACTTTTTTTAATAAGTTTTTTGAATTGCAATGCTTAGCCCAACCGAGCCAAGGAGCTATTTTAATTTTATATTCTTTATCAGTTATTTGCTTCATTTTATTGAGCTTTGCAGCTTTACGGCAAAGGCGTTTCTTTATCGTTTTTCGCATTAAAACATGTGAGTGATAAAAAACATAACCAACGAAGTCAATACCACGAGAATCGACAGGAAATACCTGATAATTGCCTTTTATCTGTACCTTTAGGTTAGTTGTCAAATAAGTGTCGATATCTTTTAGTAATTTATGTAAATACGGTTTATCTCCGCTTAAAACAACAATGTCATCTGCGTATCTGTAATAGTATTTTACCCGCTTTTCTTCCTTTAACCAGTGGTCAAAATAGGACAAATACAGATTTGCAAAGAACTGGGATAAATAGTTTCCAATTGGAACACCGGGAGCACTATCAATTATTTCATCCATTAGGCTAAGTAGCTTATTATCTTTCAATTTTCTTCGGATAATAGCTTTCAAAACTTCATGATCAATCGTTGGGTAGAACTTCTTTATGTCTAGTTTTAGACAGTATGTCGTATTCTCAATATCTTTCAAGTCCTGTTTCAAATCTTTTAACACAGCGTGAATTCCACGACCTTTTATACATGAATACGTATGGTGAACAAACACTGATGTCCATATCGGTTCAAGTATATTCATAATAGCATGATGAACCACTCTATCTCTGAAGGGCAATCTGAATATGTCTCGTTCCTTTGGGTCATATATTTTAAACACGCTATATTCAGACGTTTTATAAGTTCCGGTTATCAGTTCATTGTACAACTGATCAATGTTTCTTTCAACATTTCTTTCAAAAATCTTGACACCATATTGCCCGGACTTTCCTTTCCGGGCTTTTTGGTATGCAAGCATCAAATTGTCTTTTGTGACTACTTTGTCAAATAAATTATTTATTCTTTTCATAAGTCTGGCTTTCAAAAATGGAGCTTTCTCGTTTGATACTAACACCGTTGAAAGATTAGTCGTTTTTTGCTAAGAAGCAAGGTTTTTGCCTTTTCATTTACCAGTTGGGAACTGGAACCTGCATTCGAATTCGTATTATCGTAATTCGTATCGTTCAAACCGAACGCTGAAGCAGAACCAGCGAAGGCAAACAACCTTCAATTCTATTACCCTAGTTGAACTCCCTTCCAAACATCAACAAATTGAGTTGCTGAATACTCAGCAGTTTCTTCGTCAATATTTTGCAGACGGGAACCGGAACCCGCACTCGAAAACGTACTACCGTAATTCGCAGCGTACAAACCGAACGCCGAAGCAGACATGTTAAACCATGGACGCCATTTCCGTTCGCTCCAATTATCCCAATCAGGTTTTTTGGAATCATTTAAAGCTTCAGTTACAACAACTGCATTGTAAGTACTTTCAAAAAACTCTTTCAAGTCTTCCGGCACATTCGAGAAGTCAACTTGTGGTCTACCTGTAGCCTGAAATGCATCTTCTACAGTTTTGATTTTGTCTAAATTTTGATTTTTTTTCATGTTGGTAATTTTTAATTGATTATTAAAGTGATAACATATCTCTGAATTCATTTTTAAATTTCTCACCTGCAATCTTAGCCCTTTTACTATCAAAAAAAGCCAGACGGGAACCGGAACCCGCATGCGAAACCGTAAAAACGTAAACCGTAACGCACAAACCGAACGCCGAAGCAGAACCGTTATTTCTAAAGTATGGATAATGACGATACTCTGACTCGTTGTATAAGTCAAATCTTTTTGACTCATTCAAAGCTTCAGCAATAACTACACATTTGTAGGTCGCTTTAAAGAAGTTGCGCAAATCTTCAGGGACACAATCAAAGTCAGGCACTGAAGGTCGACCTGTTTCAGCTAATGCATCCTCTAA